ACTTCTTCTGCGTTACCGGCGCTGTCCACCACAATCTGCTTCCCCCACCATCCCAGCTTTTGCAGGCGGGGTGTCAGTGTGCGGATAAATGCTTTCTGTGAAATCCCCTCATCAATGGCCCGTTGCACTTCCGCCTGTAGTGTGGTCAGTACGTCCAGGCGTGCCGCTTTTGCCGCCGTGAACGATCGGGCATGAACATCTGCGTCTGTTTCGAACCAGTTCCAGCTGATATGCGCCCCTTTGGCGCGGAAGTATGCCACCGCCTCTTTTGAGGGAAGGGTGGCGGCATAACCTAAATCAATCCCCTGTGCCATCCAGCATCCCCTTCATTTCCGCAGCAAACATGGCATCACTGAGCAGCGTCATCAGGCGGGAATCATCCATTTCACGGTAAAGGGCAGGCAGGTCTGCCAGCGCATCCGCCAGCCCCCGCGTTCTGATGGCATCAATGACCGGCTCCAGCAGCGGGTCGATAGCGTCCTGTAACCGGCGGGCAGGCACCGCATCCCCCATATCGTCCAGTTCATCACGGGGGCTGCTTTTCGCTTCCGGCAGTCGGGCTGACAGCGCCGTCTGCTCTGTCTTCTCCTGTTTTTCCGGTGGCATCTCTTTGTCTGTCTGAGCAGGTTCATTGCCACTCTGACGGACACGGAAGATGGCTTCACCGGGGGCAGGCTGTGGAATACCGGTCTGGTCCCGTACCCAGGGATCAGGAATATCCATCCCCGTACTGAGCTGCATCACCGCACTGGTGATTTTGGTGATATCCCCCGGCTCTTTTGTCTGGAAACAGATACGCGGCAGGCGACGGATATCTATGGCGTGGGCGGTGTTCAGGGCATACAGCGGATACACCAGATCGCGGTTCAGCGTGGCGGCCAGCTGACGTAAATCAGAATCCCTGATTTCCCGGCGCACCTCGTTATGCACCTCACCCAGTGAGCGCGCGCCTTTGTCTCCGGCTTCCGTGGTCAGCGTGCCGCCGAGGATAGCTTTGGAGATGGAACGCTCCCCCCACGAAATCATGGTTTCAAACGGATCGGCCTGACCGTTCGCGGCTACCTGAAACTCCAGCGACATCCCGGCCGGGATGATCCCGCCTGTACGTCGCCCGATATCCATCACCGCCCGCATCAGGGCGCTTTTCTGCTCCGATGTTGCCCCGGACGGGTATTTACCGACCTTCATCGGCAGGCCGTACACCTCCAGAAATTCAGCCAGATCGCGCACGGAATAGTTTTTGAAAATGAACGGCCAGATAAGCGTTCTGACAAGCCCCGTCGCACCACCGTAACCGGTGCGTGAACGTGACTGATGCACTACCCAGCCAAAGGGCTGAAACGCCACCCCGGCATGGCTGCCGTCACGCAGCCGCAGTTCGCTCAAATCATCCGGGTTAAGGCAGAAATGCCCGCTGTCACGCCAGCGGATGGCGCGGATGATGTGCATTTTACCGAGCATCCCGTGCTCAATCTCCATGCAGGAATAGCCCTTCAGGATGGCATCCGTGGCGTCAAACAGCATGGCATCAAACCAGTCGGCGGAATGCAGATATTCGTCGAGCATTTCCGCGTCCTTTTTCTCATTCGCGCTGGCGTTCGGTGGCGGCTCAATACTCCAGGGCACGCTCTGAATGGCAAGACGTCGCTTGCCCAGCTCTGCAAAAAGGTGGGTATCCTTTTCTTCAATGTCAGCCGCCAGATCGGACTGGGCAATCAGATCGCCACGTTCAGCCCCGCGAAGGCACTGCGCCGCCCGGTTCGGGGTGATACCCGAGGCCGGATGTTCAATATAACGGCTGGCAATCTGCGGAATATCCAGCACGGCACTCTGCATCTCCGGGTCAAAGGAGAAAGGTTTTCCGTCAAGATCAATTATGCGTCCCACTACCAGCACCCCCGATCAAATTCATGATATGCCTCATCGTCATCACGATAACCGCCCTCCATTGCCCGCGACCGCTCCGGCAGCGCCTGACAGGCTGATTCATCCAGGATGAAGCCCTCCATGTATGACGCCCGGTTTGCCATACAGAGCGCCACGGCAAAATCACCATGGCGGCGGGCGTTCACAGCCGTTGCGTTCTGGTCCTTCGTACGCCCCTTGTCGATTTGCGGGATACCGTTCACCACCTTCACATGGCGCAAATCATCAAGCGTGGTCTGATGGCGGGCGACGAGGATATTCTGATCCTCAAACTCGGCCTTCAGTTTTGGCATCCACTCACCGTACCACTTCGGCGATAACATCACGCAGTCGATGATGTCCGGGCCAAAGGCCAGCAGCGCGGCTTCGGCCAGATAGCCGCCGTTACCGGTGGCGTCGAACGCCGCACCGACCAGCGCCGGAACGCGGGTCAGGATGTACATCATCACCTGCTCCTGCTGGGCATACGGCAGGTTGCGCAGCTCCACGCGAAACACCTCGCGTTTTGCCAGGGATTCAGTGATTTCCAGCAGCACAAAGCAGGACAGGTCACCGGTGCGGGCAAAGTCTTCCCCGAAGCTGAAGCGGGAACGGGGATTTAACGCCTCTAAAAGCGGTTTTAAATGTTCTTCACACCAGGTTAAAACTTCCGATTCACGCAGCCATGCGGCACGGCTGATGAAGTCGTCCGGGGCTTCAAACGTCAGAATCGGGATGTCGCGGAGCATCGCCATTTCAATAAGCGCGTGAGGAATATAGGCACCGCCGGATTTTTTCGGGATACAGCCGTATTCCTCGTCGGCATCCTCACGGGTCGGGGCGTTTTTGTAGAGATCATCACGCCACTTCTGCTCGCTTTCCGGTGACCATTCGCGGCCGGTGACATAACAGATACGACGGTACAGCCCGTCCGCAATGGCATCATCCAGGGTAATGCGGTGGACGCTGTAATCCTTGCGCCCTTCGCGGGCTTCCTGAATGTACTGATTAAACAGATTATCGACGCCGTTATGCGTGGAGATAATACGCACGCGCGCGCCCCACATGGTAAGCGCCATTGCCGCCTTGAGAAGCTCATCCAGTGACTCGTGGAACGCGGCTTCATCAATCACCACATCCCCCTGAAGGCCGCGCAGGTTTGACGGACGGGAAGACAGTGCCTGAATTTTGAATCCACTGTTCGGAAAGCGGATCATGTAGGTCAGAATTTCTTCTTTTTTATCCCGATCCCAGAAGGTCTGCTCATACACATCAGCATCTGCCAGCTGGTTAAAGGCACGGGAGAACAGTGCACAGGCAGAAATATATTCCAGCGCCATCTCCTGCTTTGACCCCACATAAAACACATTGCGGCCACCACGCCGCTTCGGTTTTGCAGCGGTAATGACGTTACGCCCGGCTTCCGCCCAGGTAAGCCCGGTGCGGCGGGATTTTTCCGCGATGCAGACCTCGCTTTCATCCTCAAACCAGCGGGCCTGATAATCCAGAAACACCGGCATATCACCGGGCAAATCAAGGCTGTCCGGCACATCCACGCCCAGCAGGGCTTTTTCACCGGCCAGATCAATTTTGCGGGTGGAGACGGTATTCGTCAGTAAGGGTGAGAGTTCTTCGGCGTTATTCATCAGGCTTTACCCAACAGAATCCCCTTAATACGGGACTCAAGCTGTTCACTCATCCCGTCCACGCCGCGCAGCTCGTCGGTGACCGCGTTTGCCATCTCTTCAGCAAATGCGGCCCGGATTTCTTTTTCACGCTTAATGCTGCGCTCGGCGGCACTTTCCGCACGCTGTGCTGACAGGAGGATGTCTTTGATGAGGCGCATATCCACGTCGCTGTCGCTGTTCAGAGATTCGGTCGCGGCACGCAGGCGGCGGTACATCAGGGCGCGGGACATTTCCAGAATCAGCGCTGTGGTTTCACCGGTCGGCTTGTCCCCCAGTTCGGCCATCATGGCTTTTGTCTGCTCGCGTAAATCACGCAGGTTACGGGCAATCAGCTCATTACGGGAGGCTTCCCGGCTGATGGCCGCCGGTGAAAGCTGCTGCTCTTCCGGCAGGCCCGCCTCACGGATCAGACGGTTGATTTCCTCACGGATCTGGACCTGCGTCAGACGTTTTTCACGCAGCATTTCCAGCAGCGGCTTACGGATGCTGTCGGGGAGCAAATCCACCTTGCGTACACGACCACGCGTCGGCTTGTCCATCGTTACCCCCTTGCGCGTGGTTTCTTCACACCCGGAACGCAGACCCGGCCTTCCGCCACATCCTGCCCACGACCGGTCAGTTCCGCGATGAAATAACCGTTAATCAGAACGCGTTTGCGCACCAGTCCCTGCTCGGCAAGCCAGGCAATGTGGGTGTGAACGGTGTCGCGGGACACGCGGTGGCCGTAATCATCCAGACAGTCCTGGAGCACGGATTCACCCAGTTCACCGTTGTAATCTGCCAGCGACCGCAGAATGACCAGACGCTGATCTTCAGTAATGAAATCACTCATTGCGTTTTTTTCCTTACAGCCTGCTCCAGCAGCAGTTCGTTCTGATAGGAGACAGAGCGGAGCGTGGCGTTCGTGGTTTTCAGTTCACCCCGCAGGGTCACGATTTCCACATTCAGACGGTTGACCTCGGCTTCTGTCGGCAGTGACGACAGGCGGGTTTCCACCTTCTCAACGCGGTCGGAGAGTTTTTCAAAGGCCTCGCGGGGGACAAACGTTTTGCGCATCAGCGCCATGAATATCCCGCCAGCGGTTGCCGTCGCCGAAAGGATCGGCACAACATAATCTTTAACGATGCTGACCCACATGACGGGCCTCCATGATGTTCTGGCAGTTCACACAACGGATGGCATCCGGCACAGCAACAAGACGTGCGGCGGGGATCTCTCCGCCACAGTCCGCGCAGACACGTCTGCCCGGCGTATCCACTGCCTGGCGCTTACGTGTCAGCCGGTTACAAAGGGCGCGTTCTGATCCCCGCTCCATCACAGCCTGAGCACGATCTGAATCATCCATACCTTTTCCTTACTTCGTTTTTCCTGCCGGAACAGCAGGCGTTCCGGCCATATCAGTAAATTCATGTTGTCGCCGCGTCTCCAGACGACGAATACTGGCCTTGTCCACGTTGCAGTTCTTGATCACCGCCAGCAGTTGCAGGTTGTAAGTGACCGATGCCCCAAACGTGAACGGCTCCGGCGCAGGAGGGACCAGGCAGTCAGCCAGCCATTCAGCGGGGATCGGCACCGGCTTCACAGGCACGTATTTCACAGACGGCCCGGCGCACCCGATCAGCCACATCATCAGGAACAGGGGCAGAGGCCGCAGGCACTGCTGCCAGCGACCGGCGGACAACGCTCTGCTGCCCCTCGCTGTGCTGAATGTTCTGTTGTTTTTCATTCGTGGCCGCCTCACTGATTTGTGAAATGAGTTGCAGGGTGTGCTGCTGATTTGCCAGCACCTGACGCGCCTCATCCCGCTCACGCACAAGCACCTGATTATTGTCTTCAAGGCGCTGCGTCTTCTGGTGCATTCCCCATATAGCGGCAACCAGTACAGCGATAATCCCCAGCGCCGCCATGCACGCCCCGGCAATCAGGGCCGGTAAGGCATTATTCACCGCAGCCACAGGACACCCCGTAACAGCAGTACCGCACACAGCAGCGCTATCATGAGCGGTCGCCAGAAGCGGTTCAGACTTTCGGCAAGTCGTAGCGACATAACCATTCATCCGCCGAACGGCGGGCCTCAAGGCCGGGGAGTTTCACCCCCTTTGAATAAATCCAGCGGATATACTGCTTACAGGACGCGGGCATCTGCCCGGCATTGATCAGGCGCAGAAGCGTGGAGTTGCGAAAGTTCGTTTCACCGGCCCAGAAGATCCACGAAGCCAGCGCCACCGTCTGACCACGGGTAAGCGGCACCTGAACACGCCGATCAATGGCCGCAAAGGCCCATTTCATGTCCTTTTCCAGTAGTTCCAGGCATTCTTCATCTGTCAGGGTCATACCCGGTTTCACATCCGGGCCGGTATGGCCGTAACAGATGGTGGGTGTACCGGTGGGATCGATATACGTGGAGTTTTCTTTCCCTTCCCAGTAACCGGTGTAATGCGTGGCAATCGTGAACGTCCCGGCACCGGCCAGAACAAGGGCAATCAGCTTTTTACGCAGTGGTGCGGGGAGTTTTGGCATTGTTACGCTGTCTCATGATGTTCTCTGAGTCAGCGTAACGGTGAAGGAGAGGCGGCAGGCTTTGCGGAATATCAGAAAAGTGGCGGTTGCGTTCTTGCCAGATGCAGACGGCGCTGTTCGCGTATGACGGTATAAATCTGGGTTTCTGACATCCGGTAATGGCGGCGAAGGGATTCAATTTTCTCGCCCCGGTCCCAGCGCGAAAATATCTCATTGTTTCGCAGCTCGGCAAAGAGAGATTCCCCGACCGGCAGGTAATAACCCCGTCCGCCCATATAGGCTGCCTGAGCCGCAGCCACCTTGCGTGCCAGTTTACCGGCCAGTACCGGCTCAATCCCCTGACGCTGAAGTTCTGCGCCGGTGACTTCAACCAGTTCTGACAGGGTCCGCGGCCAGTTCTTTTTGAGAACATCATCAGGGATGTCATCAAGGCGGTCGATAAGGGCGTGCAGTTGCTCACTGTCACCACCAAACATGCTCATCTGAGTTTCTGCCATATCAGCCTCCGGTTCTCGCGTTCCCGGTAAGTTTAAAATAAAAATCCCGCGTTGTGGCGGGATTTGGGGTTAACGGGGAAGTGATTTTTCATACTGCCTGCAAACGGCGTCATACCCCATCAGCGTGCGTTCGGGCATTCCCATCGCGGCCAGCATTTTGCGGCGGTGCCATCGCTTGAGACGCTCCAGCACATCTGAGGCCAGGGCGGGGTGTTGCTCCAGCCACTGCCAGTTTGCCACACCTTCGCCGCCGTTCTGCGCGGCCGTCTGCGATTTCACCCAGCGGTTAAGGGCGGTTTCCGCACCATCGGTGATAAAGCCCTGCCGGTGCATCACCTTCCAGATGGCGCGAATTTTGGCGGTCACCGTACCCGGTTTTAAGGCCCGGTTAACCGGGTTCTGACGCACTTTAAAACCGCGTTTTTTGAAAACATCCAGCACGCGGGATAACTCATCCGGTGACATATCCCGGCAGCTGGTTTTGCCGGTGGCTGCCAGCAGCGCGGATGTATAAGTCTCATCATCCAGGGCAAGCTCGCGCTTTGCCACATGAATGGCGGATATCAGTTTTCCTCTCATACCGTATTTACCTTTTTACGGACATGGAAAGCCTTTTCTGCCTCATCCCACCGGGCATGGTGTGTTGGTGGAATAATCATTATGTGCCAGCCATCTCTGGTTGTTATCCGGCAGAAAAACTCACCGCTATATAACACAATGGCCTGCTGAATGAGCGCATCAGCCGCCCGTTCAACCGGATGTCTTTTATCAAAAAAGCAGATGATTTTTCGACATAACCACCGGGTAATAACAAATGCGCCGAAAAAGGATGTGATATATAAGCACCAGAACAACAGAGAACTATTGTCCATTATCTTTCTCCTTATTCACTCTTCTGCGGCATTCGGCACAGTCATCAGGGCTTTCAAATGTATCCGGCTCGCGATTATGAGCCAGATATAACCACCGTCCACATATACTGATATTTTCGCCTGTTTTAAAAAAATGATGCTTCCTGGCCATTAGTGGCCGCGCCCATCCAGCGGGTAGACTATTCATTTGCTTTATCCTCCATGCTGGACAGAATCATATGTATTAATGTCGGGCGTGGAGATATACGCATTTCATTAAGCGTCTGAAGGGCAGCAACAGCTGCCTGTTTATCGGTGCCTTTGGCAATTTCAGCAAGAGAATGCACAATCCATAACGGACTTAACGCCACGGCTGAATCCAGAATCATGTCATCCATAATAATTTCTGGCATATCCCGTTTGTCACATTCTTTATCCATAAAAGAAACGATTTTTTCTGCATCTTCCGGTTTCATGCCTCCGGCGATGAGAATTTTACGATATTCATAAGACGATCTTAATTCAATACTCATATTCATCTCCTGTAACTCTGACAAGGTCGTGATTTTTCTCATTTATGTTTTCCAGTAATACGGATATATATGTCGATAAGAAGATTCATAATAAACAGGAAGAGCGACATCCTGATAAAGAACCATATATCCGGCATCATGGACAGATTTCCTGTAACCGCAAATATAAAACCAACCCCCCACACAGGAACGATAATTGCGAAAAAAACAAGTCTCCTTATCATGTCGTTAACTCCCGTAATACAACATCTTCGGCAGTCCGACGACGGTGATAAATAAAACTCACCGTGCCCTCGGATAATTCAAATTTCTCGCCGATTTCCCTAAAGGTAAGACGCCGTGGTGATTCAGCATCCCGTAATTCACGAATAAGATGAACATCATCGTCAGGTATGCGGGTAAAAGGCAGTAATTCTCCGTATTTTTTCATGCTTACGCCAATATATCGCGCCCGATTGTGGACAGAATCCCGGTCTCGCCCCAGATATTCTCCTATTTGCTTACCGGTCATCGTCCTGGCATTTTTTCGGATAAATTTATCTTCATCAGGTTTAAATCTGAGGCGTTTGCATTTGAGCAACTCCGGGTAAGTACCGCGTAATAAAACAATCCGGTTATGTACACCCCAGAAACTTCTTTTTATCCTGACAGCAATATCCTTAACCGGGGTGGATGGATAAAGCGCAATCAGCAGCGCATCTTCTTCAGGTGTCCATGCGCGAACATGAGCGGGTGCACGGCCTTTTCTCCCCATGGGTTGTAATTTCATCATGCATCACCCCCCGACTCGCTTTTCGGCAGCATAAAACTCATCAGACAGAATTTCGGTCATTTTCCGTTTTGCGGAATCATCTTCGCACTGAAGGTAAATAACATCGTCAACGCAGAACCACTTCACGGGACCATGCAATATTGCTGAGAAGTCAATACCCAGCCAGAACAACAGTGCATCGGTTCTGGCATACGTGACGGGCGAATATTCACGCCACAGACTGTTAAGTTCGTCAGAGGCAACGCGCAGGGCTTTGGGAATACGTGATGTGCGCGGTGTGCAGCTCCAGCCATTCGACGCAGTCGGTTTTCGCCATAAGTCGCGATGAAAAGGATATTTGTCATCCATAAAGCGCAGCCCTTTAAAACAAAAGCCACTGATACCGGATACAAATACCGACCGGCACGCAACATTCAGCACGGCCTCAAGGCGTTTTGCCTCATCCTTAACTTTCTGGCAGTCCTGCTGATATTTTTGCCACGCGGCCAGCGCGGAAGGGTTTGATGTTTTAAAGAACATTACGCCACCTCCGCAGATATCCCGGCAGGTGCAGCCGTCCGGTCAACAATCAGGTAACGCAGAACATGTTCGGTGATATTCCAGCCGCTTAAACCGCAGATAATGACACCCAGGCGAATGTCGATATACGCCATCACAAACTGGGGCACGCCTTCTTTCATGGCCTGCTCATCAACTTCA